CAACCCTGGTGGGCCTGGTGTACGCAGATGTCACAGACGCGCAGCTCGGGTGTGGTACCAACCTTCCCATTCTGCGGACTGAAGGCGACAGGGCAGCGGGGAGGAGCTGGTGATCTCGATCTTGGCCTCGATGTTCTGAGCCATCACCGGCACCCGGAACTTGGAAGTGCGGAGAGCCAGCTCACCCAGGCTGACCTCCTGGTCCCCAATCTCAAAGCCGGTGTACGGGTAGGTCTGGGTGTCCCGGCCACGGGGGGTGACCTTGATGCTGAATGACGACGACTTGTCGAACAGCATGGTCCAGGTGCGGAGCTGCAGCTTGGGTCCTGCAATCACAGCCATGCCACCACCGGGGGGCTGCTCCTTCAGGTACTGGGTGCTGAACTCGTACAGCATGTCGTACAGCTCACCCACGAAGAACTCAGCGCCAGTCAAGTCCCCACGGACCGTGAGGGTGCCGTTGCCACCGGCTCCACCAGCTGCAGTGGACGACAGGACCTGAACGACCTGGCCGTGCTGCAGGGTGTTGCCAGCAAAGAACCGGCCAACCACGGCCATGTTGCTGGTGCTGGTGTTGATGGGGTACGGCAGGGTAATGGTGCTCTGGACATCGAGACCACTCGGCGTCGTCAACGCCACGGAGCAGCTGGCCTCCGTGGTCTTGCGGTCCAACAGCATCTCCACCGTCGTGCCGGCGTCCACAGCGTCCGGGTGAGTGACAATGCGCTCCAAGTACACGGCATCGGAATACTGGACCACGGCATATAGATCGCTTTCGATTAGGTCTATGCCAATGACGCTCTTGCCGGCGTTGAACTCCCAGTAACTCCAGGCGCTTTGCAGCTTGTTGTCCCCCTGGAACAGGAACTTGTAGAGGTAGATGCGCCTGGGCTGGCTCTTGGACACGGCATAGACCGCCTCCTCCGCTGCTGTCGCAATCAAGTTCGACAGGTCTGATGGCAAGAACCGTGGCACCGCTGCCGTCACTTCCTCCGACGTGGGCACCGGGCCTGATGCGTCCGGCAAGAAGAACTCCCTCAAGCCGCCGTACTCACCCCTAGGCACCGGGAAGTACATGGTGCGACCCACGATCACCGGGTCCACCGCTTGGCTCATCTCAAACGCTGTGATCTGGGTGATGGTCGCGGTCTTGGGTGTCAACGACGCAGCAACTGCATTGCCACCACTCAACCTGAACTGGCCGTTGCGACTGAAGACCAGCAACACGTCAGCAAAGGCCAGGCTCGACGTCAGCAGGTTGATCTTTCTGCTGCCGGCACTGAGATCAATGGGGTCGGAGTCGACCACGGTCTGCACGGACTCGGGCCAGAACCTGTCGTACGCATCAGCTGCCGACAGGATGACGTTCTCATCAGCCAACAACGCCAGTCGGTTGCGGAACAGGTTGACGTTCTGGATCGTGGACCCAACAAAGCTCGGGTTCGGTGCAGTGATGGCGTCACCAGCCACCCGGCCGGACCACGTGAACTTCCGAAACGTGAAGGTGCCGTCGGTTTCTCGCACCAACACGTGCGGCATGGTTGTCGCATCGAACAGGTACTGGATGGCAGGGGCCACGGTCTCCTGCCAAATGCCATGGCCAAAGCCAGAGCCCGCGTTGGCCACAAACTTCACGTAGTAGTCGTCGGCGCCGGTGGCCGCGGCCCCCGTGATCTCAACGATGAACCCGTGCTCAGCGGTGACGGGCAAGTCGCTGATGCTGTCGATGGTTCCCTTGACGGCGACAGTGGCCAGGCCGGTCTTGGTGTCGGTGGAGCTCAACGTGTAATCGGTCCCGTCGTTCTTGGTGATTCGCACGACGTACTGGCCGGTGCCGTTGGTAACGGTGAACGTGCCGCCCAGTGCTGTGGCCAAGGCTGCCTTCAGGGCCGCAGCAATCTCAACTGTGCTCGGGCTGTAGTTTGGTTCATGGACGACGGTGCAGTTGCCTGACGTCGTACCACCTACCGGGTCGGCGTACGTGAACGTGTCGGCACCAGTCACCGTGATCGTGAAGGTGCCAGCGGTGCCAGAGCCACTCTGGAAACTCATGTCCACCTGATTGCCAGTGGCCAGGCCATGGGCTGTAGCCGTCACCGTGACCGTGTTGGAGCTCCTGCTGTACGTGGCTGACATCCGCTTGCCACCGGCCGGCAAGGTTTCGTACGTGACCGTGGTGGAGTTGACGGTGATGCTGTACGTGGTGGCGTACTCAGCAGACTTGATGAACACCATGGACTTGGTGCCCCAGGTGGGCGACGTCGTGGCTGCCATGGCCACCGTCTTTTCCCGACTCACGATGAACGTGTAGTCGGCCACCGAGGCCACTCGGAACACGGCACTGGGTTCGCCAGTGATGTTGAGATACGACGTGCCGTCAGGCTTGGCCACCGTCTTGACAGAACCATCCAGGCCAAAGACTTTGATGTCGTTGTCCAGGATCAAAACCAGGTACCGGATGGCGCCATCCCTGTCGACGATGGTCGTGAATGGGCGGCTGGAGCCAGCTGATCCCGAGAACAGCTTGGCCACGTGTTGAGCTGGTGGTCGCTTCTTCAGCCCTTCCACGGGGCTGGGCATGCAGTTGACCATTTGCTCGCATTGGGACGCCAGTCGCAATGCCGCTGGTTGCTGACTGACCCCGTTGATCAGGTTGGGTATAGAGCTACTGATCAGAGGCATGACTTAGCGGCGCAGGGCCCAGGCGGGCTTGTACGTCATGAAAACATCAGTGTGGTTGGGATTGCCACGCAGCCAGTTGTGCTCGCCCCGGGTCGCCTCCTCCTCCATGAACTGGCTACGGGCTTCGGCTTCGGCAGCAGCGTTGATCTTTGACAGATCAGCTGAACCCAGAATCGCTTCCTGCAACTGACGGCCAGCCTTGATCATGAAGTATTGGTGGGCGTACTCAGGCACCTCGTCCCACTCCAGGATGTAGGTGACGTCAGCACGCAGGTCTTCGTCAAACTCGTAGCTGCCGGCCCGCCGGTCGTACAGCCTGGCCCCGCGCTGGATGACGTCGACGTCTGGGTAGGAGTAGGGGTCGACCTTGACCCGGCTGACATTGGTGCCAACACTGATCTCAGACGTCACGGCGTCCCGCATCAGCAGGCGCTCGTAGTCGGTGTTGAACGACCAGCCCTCTGACTGGACCTTGCGGGACACGTCGTTGATGGCGTCTTGGGCCTGCTGCGCCAAGCCGAACTGCCCGTCCAAACTGTTGACCGGCGCTTCACCAAGCATCTGCAGCACCCGGTTCACGGCTTCCAAGAACGTGGTGCGAGCAAGGGCCATGGGAAACCTCCAGAAAAAAAGGGGGGACCGGAGTCCCCCCATATTGGACCGTCAGCTGGTGGCGGTGTAGATCTCGATCGCGCAATCGGGACGCAGGATCCCGGTGCCCAGGGCCATCGAGGCAACCATGAAGGTGCCTTGCCACAGGGCATGCACGTCAGCGCCGGTCTGCTCCATCTTGAGATCCATCAGCTTCACGGTGCCGACGGCTTGCTTGTTGAAAGCAAGAGCGACGGAATCGGTGAAGTTGGCGGCGTAGTCGTTCTGCTCCCCGGTGACCGCAGAGCGGTTGGTGGTAGGGAGGTGGTTCGACTTCAGGATGGTGATGCCAGCAACCTTCAGCACGGTGCCGTCGGAGTACGCACCAGCGCCGCCCCAGTCGCGGTTGATCACGTCGGTGGTCTGGACGAGTTTGTAATACTCGGCCGGAGCCAGGACGCAGTACCGGTCGTTCTCAGGCAAGTTGTTCTCGTCCATCCGCTGGGCAGCGGAGAACAGAGCGGTGGCCAGCTGGGCGCCAGTGATCGCTGCTTTGGTGGCAGCAATGATCTTGATCCGGGTACCACCGGGCAAGTCGGTGTTGAAGTTGGTGGCGGTACGTGCAGCCTTGGCGATCGTTGCCGCAATGTTGCGGTCAAAGGTGTACGCCAGGGCGTTGCCCATCTCCGCAGAGTACGGAGAGCGCACGTCCCAGTGGTTCTTGGCCTCGTCGATGTCGGCAACAAACACGTTGGAGACGAGCTTGTCGTCGATCTTGATGACAGCCTCGGCGTTCTTAACTGCGGTGCCCGTCAGCATGGTGCCGGGGGTGTGGTACGCAGCGGAGTTGAGACCGACGATCGGGAACGACGCGGACTTGCCGGAGCTGATGGTGCGGACAGTGTGCAGAGGCTCAAAAATGGTGGCCTTGCGGAATGCGGTCAGGACCTCGCCGGCCCAGACCTGGAGGAAGAGGGCGTTGTCACCGGCCCAGGTGCCACCACCTGCAGCGTTAACAAGGCCAAGACGTGAAGCGGTAAAATCGGGGGCTGCCATTGCTGGGCTCCTAGGAAAGGGTTGGGGGTTACCCCGACGCCGGGCTCCCATTCACGATCGGGTGTCCACCGCAGTGGGCCGTCGAGGATTTGTGAGTGGGTCTAGGTGTAATCAGTGTACGGACAAATGCAAGCCATGAAAAAGCCCCCCATTGGAATGGAGGGCCCGGACAACCTGACGATCAGAAGATGCTGGACCGTCCAAGTTTCTCCTGCACCTTTCTCTGATAAGCAGGGTCCTTGCTGTACCTGGGATCCGACATGGCTTCGACCAGTTGAGCTGTGCTCTCAAACTTGTCGCTGCTGCCCTTGGAGGCACGACCACCAATGAGCTTGGGCTCACGACCCTCCACTGCTGTGTACCGGGCATAAAGACCAGTGACCGCCATCTTCACTGCAGCCATGGGCTGGGTGTTGATGATCTGGTTAAAGCCCTCGACCTCCTCGGGCGACAGGTTGTCGCCGGCCCACTGGATCATCTTGCTGTACTCGGCCTCACCGCCAAGGGATTCCTTGATGGACGCCACCTCCTTGACCGACAGTGCCGTGTCTTGCGCTGCCTTGTACTGCAGCCCAGACAGGTACGCATCGACCATGTCCCGGTTGAAGCCGGCCTCGGCCAGCTGGTCGTAGTCCTCGGACTCCAAGGTGCCCGACTGTTGCCAGCGGACATTCATCTCCTGGAAGTCGATGCCGGCTTCGTCGAGCTTCCCGCCGATCAGGTCCCCGTAGATTTCACGGGCATCGCCAGCGGGCTTGTCGGTTTCGTCGCCGCTGCTATCGGTCTCGTCGTCGTCTTCAGCAGCGTCGTCGTCTTCAGCTTCTGGAGCGGTTGACTGACCACGGCTGAGCTTGGTCTGCAGCTCCTTGTACGCCTTCTCTAGGTCTTCGACGGACTTGTACTTGCCGGCCAAGAGTTCAGCTGGCTTCTCGTCTCCGTCACTTGCCAAGGCGGCAAGCATCTCCTCGTTCTCAGGCGACAGGGCCGGGCTCTCGTTCTGGGTGATCGTGATGGCTTCAGGCATTGGCTTGATGATTAGTTGATGGTGATGGATCCGTCGTCACCGAACGTGGCGACAGGCTCTGGACCTGGCTGGACTACAGGCCTTGCCTCTACATAGTTGATGACGATGTCTTCATACGGGAGGCGCTCCGGCACCTGGGCCGGTGGGCCCACTAGGGATACCGGGCGCTCTTGGGGGGCTGGGGAGGGCGTTGGGCTGGGCTCCTGGCTGGGCTGGGTCTGTGCCGTCTGCGAACTGCGGGCCATAGGGTGCTCCTTCTTGGGTGTAGTTGTTGGCGACTTGCGCCATGGCTGATGACTTGAGGCCAGTCATCAGCATTTCACGCTGAGCCGCTTGTTGTTGTTCGGCTTGCGCGGCAGCTGCCTCTTGCTGCAGCTGGTCCCTGGACTTGACCAGGTTGGTGGTGTCAATGGATTCGCTGGCAGCAAGACGCCGCAGGGCTTCATCGACGTTCACGAACTTGGCAATCACCTCGGGGCCCAGGGTCTGGGTGGCAGTGGTGATGAACTGGATCAACTTGTTCCGGTCATCACCACGACCGATGGCTTCCAGGCCTGTCACTGGTCTGGGGTTGACCAGTGGCACACCGCCCTGGCCCTTCGGGAAAGCCGCAAGCTTGCGCTGTTTCCGCAGCACATGCAGCAACCGACGCACCAGGGGCAGCTGCAGCTCTTGAGTAAGGATGCTGTACAGGCCACCGATGCCGGCCTCTAGCTCCTGGCTCATGTAGCGGATCTCTTCCGCTGTCACTCTTTCCCCGCGTCGTTGGATCGCGGTGTTCAGGAGAAACGCAAACTGCAGTCGGGCCTCAATCCGTTCAATGGTGCTGTTGGCGATGTTCAGGTCCTGGGCCTTCTGAGTCTGGATGACGGTGACGTCAGCAGCGTTGCCTTGGACGATGGCTCCGTTCTCAGCGTTGGCCAGGGTGCGGGGCCTGGTGGTGCCGTTGGGATTGACAAGGAACAGAACCTTGGCGGCAGCGGCTGCCCCCTCGATGATGGCTTGATACAGGCTCTCCAGGGCCAACAGGTCCCCGTAGTACTCCTCGATGTAGGAGCGGCCGTACTCCTCACTGTCCACCCGGTTGAACCGAAGGGGGATCCAGGGATTCACGTCGCCGTCGCACATGCCATGGGACCCAGGGATCTCTTTGCCCTTGGCTTCTTGATACCAATGAACCCTGCCTTCCTCGTACTCGACGTGGGTGTAGAGCTTGATGGTCTTCGACGTGGTACCGGACTCGTATGCGTCCTCTTCATCCAGGTCGTCGTACAGCCCCACGGGCAAAGCGTCGGGGTACACCTCCTCCTCGACCACGATCTCGGTGACGGACCCCATCGGGTCACGACACACGACAAAGCGATTCAGGTGAATCACCTTGATGCCGTCTTCCGCCACGTACAGGAGCACGTTGCCGCCGACCAGCAGGTGCTTGAAGGCTTCGTGCATCGAGGCCCGGCCATTGGCCACCTCAAACGCAGACATGCCAGCTCGCTCGACCTGGACCAAGGCGGTGTCCAGTTCCGTCTTGATCTCTGGCCCTTGCTCCGCAACCCGTAGCGCGAGGTCGTCGATCTCAAGCTTGAAGAAACTGGAGTTCGGTGGGAACAAGGTAATCAGCAGCTTGCTGGCGAGATAGTTCACACCCCTTGCGCCAAGGCTTTGGTACGGGGTCTTCAACCGACCCCTGTCCCCTTGCCCGGCATCCGGGATCAACCCAGGAATCGTGACCTTGCTGCAATCCCGAGCGCGTTGCAGGTACGGGTCCCGGTTGATTTGCAGCTGGCCGTACCTGGCCGCAGCCGTGCCACCGTCCTCCCCGTACGGTTTGGGCTGGCGGTCAACGCTGCTGGTCAGGTTGAGTTCCATCAAGCTGCTCCTGGTATGGCGAGTGTCGTCATCTGCGGCAAGTCAGTCCGAAGCTTGCGACGACCGGTGCCGGCCCGCATGGACTGCGCAGTGGCTTGGTCCATGGTTTCAATCGCTGATGCTGCAGCCATGGCCCCTTCGTTCGGAGCAGGTGGCGGGGGAGCCTTGCTGATAGCCAGCTGCTCCCGGTACTGGGCCTGCTGGGCAGCGGCCTGTTCCTGCTGCATGGCCATTTGCTCCCGCTGGAGCTTCATCTGCTCCTCCTGCATTTGGATCTGAGCGCTGTTGTCAGGCGCTTGCCCCCCGCCACCAAAGCACATGGATCAATCCTCGTTTTGCTGTTCAAGATAAACGGCCCGTAGCATGCGTACCACCTGGCGGCAGCCCACTGCCATCCAGATCTCTCGATCAGATGCAGTTGGATCAGGACAGGCTTCGGGGTAAACCTCGTCCAGCTGTTTCAACAGGGCCTCGTCGATTGGTGGCCAGAGTGCGTCATCCATCGGTCTTCATGGCGGGGTCACGGTCCGGGTCCCACAGCTCGACGGTACCGGAGGTGAAGTCGTAGTCCCCGTAGCGCAGGATGCGAGCCATGCGGGCATTGAGCAAGGCAGCGCCAAAGGTTTCGCCGCCCTTGCGGTATGCGTCAACGACGGCCGACCACATGGCCGGCAAGGTCTTGTGCTCAGCCAATAGCTTCTCTGCTTTCACCGGGCCAAACCCTTTCAAGCCGGGGTAATTGTCACTGGTGTCACCGACCAGGGCCTGAGTCATCCAGTTCCTGTTGGCGTCCGCTAGGTCGTTGATCTCCATCTGGTCCATGCGCAGCAAGGGCCCCGGGATCGTGCGCATGTCTTTGTCGGCGGTGACCATGATCGGATCCCTGTACGACCCGTTGGTCATCAGGATCCCCATGACGTCGTCGGCTTCCAGGTTGACGTGGCACCTGACGTCGTACTCGGACTCAAGCCAGGTCCTCAGGTCCCGCAGGCCCAGGGGCTTGCGGCGTCCGACCCGGTTGGCCTTGTACTCAGGGGAAAGCTGGTGCCTGAAAGTTGGGTACGACGACAGACACATGACCACGTCCTTGTGGCCGGTGGCGTCTTGCCACTTGCCCACCTGATGGGTCATGTAGTTCTTGGCGTCCGACTGCTCAAGGTGCAGGGTGTGAATCCATTCGTCCCAACGGATGTCGTATTCACAGGCTGAGCAAGCCGCGTACAGCAACCAGTCAGCGTCGATCAGCAGTGTCATGGATTAGGTTCCGAAGTAATGGGACATGGGCACGACAAGGCGGCCGGTGTCTTGGTCGTAAAGCAACTTGTCGCAGGGACCCGTCGAACCAGAGAACCGGTTCTTCAGCACCCGCAGTTGCAGTTCGTTGCGTTCAGCGGTGTCGCCTTGCTGGTTCCTCTCGCAGCCGATGACCATGTCGGAGAGCTGCGCAATGGCATGGCTGCCACGCAGGTGACCCAGGCTGGTCTGGGCCCCCTCCTCATGGCCGCGGCCTTCTGGTCGCTTGAGGTGTGACACCAGCACCAGGCCAATGCCCGTCTGCTCCACCACCTGGCGCAGCTTGGTGCATGTCACGTCGATGGCACGCCTCTCATCCAGGTCCGTCAGTCCCGAGATGACGATCGTGAGGTGATCAAGGACGACGACGTCCACGCTTTCTGCATCAGCCAGGTAACGGATCTTGCCGATGAGGTGATCTGGATCCATGGATCCAAAGTGGTCGTAGAGAAAGCACCGACCAGCGCCAAAGACACGGTCAAAGCCATTTCGGATTTGATGCTCGTCGGCCGCATTGGGATCAAGGTGGATGGGCTTGTTCAGCTCGATGCCGACGATGCCTTGCATGGTGCGCTTGGTGCTCTCCTCCAGGGCGATGTAGCCCACCCGCAAGCCAGCCCGCAGGAAGTGGTGGGCCCACTCCCGGCACACGCTCGACTTGCCCACGCCTGAGCCGGCGCACAGCGTCACCATCTCGCCACGGCGAAAGCCACGGGTCATGGCATCCAGCTGGGGCCAGGGGTAAGGACAAGCTGAGTCAGCACTGGGCTTGATCAGTTCGTCCCAGAGATCGTTGGCATTGACGATCCCGTCGGGCCTGGTTGGCGTGGCCTTCCAGAGCAACTCACGAAGGACTTCTCCCTCGCCTGCCACCAGCATCTCGTTGGCGTCCTTGCGGGGCAACTGACACACGGCCACCTTGCCCAGGGGCAAGACAGCCACGCACTCAGCAGCAGCCTTGACGCCCGGCTCATCCGAGTCGAAGCACAGGACGATCCGTGCAAACTGACCCAGCCAGGTGGCGTTAGCAGCCAGGTACTTCTTCGCGGACTGGGCCCCGTTGGGCAGCGACACGACCGGGTACTTGTTGCCTTGCACCTGACTGACCGACATGGCGTCGATCTCGCCTTCGGTCACGGTGACAAAGAGCCCTGTCTCCTTGCCAAAGTTCTGGCGCCAGAGGTGCTGGCCCCAGAGCTGCAGATTGGAGGTGTCACCCAGCCAGCTGAAGCGCTTGTCTGCACCACGTAGGTGTTGGGCCACCACCTTGCCCGCTTGGTTGCGGTACGGCGCCACCTGGACGGGGCGTCCGTTGTGCGTGGAGAACCCGTAGCCGAACAAGGCGCAGGTCTCCTCCGCTATGGCCCGCTTGGGCAAAGCCCGGGCCTCGACAAACTCAAGGACCGGGGTGACTGGTGGTGGCAATGGCTCCATGCGGGGCTCTGTCTTTTCTGTTTTCTTTGGTTGCTCCTGGTACCCGCATCCGAAGCAGGTCGCGTGACCGTCGTCGTAGCGGGCCAGGTTGTTCTTCGACTTGCACTCGGGGCAAGCCTCATGCTTTAGGAACCTGGATGGCATCGGCCCATGCGGTTGGAATGTTTCCTTCGCACCAGAGGAACCCGTGCCTCTCTGCCCACTGCCAGTACGTGAGGGACCGGGGTGCCCGGCTCAGCTTGGCGTCTGCCTTCATGAAGCAGAGCCTGATGTCCAGGTCTGGATGCTGTGCTTTGACGGCCACCATCTTGCGCCTGTCCTCTGAGTCGAACAGCCCCTTGGTCTCCACGATGACACCGTTCGGCAACACGAAGTCCGGGGTGTAAACCGCAGAGATCGTGTAGACAAGGGCCTGCACCTCGTACCCGAACTGCAGGCCACGGGCCTTGAGACTGGCGGCAACTGATGCCTCAAACCTGGAGCGGTACCGACTAGAAGTCAAACCCCTCGTCTGTTGCCGCTCCCGTCGCGTCAAAGGGGACGCTTGCCTCCGTCTCGCTGGACGCCCATCCTCCGGCTTCCTCTTGAAATCCGTAGCTGTCGGCTGATCCACCGGATTCCACCAGGTCGATGATTTGCACGGCCTTCAGGCGCAGCGTGATGCCGGCCCCAATCGCAGGCTGAAAGAACGGACACGCCTCAAACGACACACGACCGGTGGTGCCGGACCACATGCTACGCAGGGATTCACGGTGCTTGACCGGAGCACCAGTGGCATCGAACAGGGCCGGTGATGCGGTCCATGCCCGGCCATCACGGTCCATGCCCTTGGCTTTCATCTTCACGCTCACCGTGAAACAAGGCTTGCCGTCGATCTCCTCGTACCCGAAGCTCGGGTCGACGGCCTTGAACTTCTGGCTCGGGGCCTGAGCCTTGAGACTGGCTTTATGGGCCTCGAACAAGGCGTCGAGCTGGTCGGCCATGTGCCCCGCCTTTTCCGCTGGGATGATGGCCGTCACTTTGTAGTGACCCTCAGGACTGAACTTGGTTTCAGGTTCAATCAACTTGGGGTACTTGAGCGTGGCCTTCGGTGTGGTCAGGCGCAGCTTGTCGACGTACTGGAAGTTGTTCATGTGACGAAGTAATCAGCGTTGTTTACGAGTTGGGGGTCGAACCCGCCAAGGCTTGGCCGCGGCGGGAGTTTGGCCTGTACATCCGGTGGCAACTGGGACACAAGCTCATCAGCGATGGGCGTGAACCAGTCCCTGGTGTACATGCCAGCAAAGGTACTGCGGATTGTGGTCCGAAGTGTGGCCATCTCTGCTGGCGTCGTTGCGAAACAGTCATGGATCCCGCCGAGGTTGCGCACCCCAGCGGCATGGGCCTCGATGGTGACGGCAGCCATGTGGCTGGCATCAAGGCTATGGATCACGTTAGGGCTCAACCCGTTGCCCATCCGCTTGTGGTTCAGCCGGGTCGGCTGGTGGTTCGTCAACAGATCCATCGGCACCGGCGACAGGTGGTACAGGCGAACCCGGACCCCGCTGTAGTCCCAGTATTCCTGGATGACGGGGACCCCTGATGGTGAGGTCCAACGCAGGGCTAGGCCCAGCTTGCCGGCCGCTTTGCCCACCTTGCGGAACCAAGACATCGCTGCCTTGGCTGGTGCAATCAGGGCCGACGTCTCCCGGTACAGGATCGTGGCCATGTAGTGGTGGGTCGACATGGCTCCGCGTTTGAAGCACCAGTTGTCCCGGCCCAACACTTCCCCGGCTCGGTCGTTGGCCCACCCGTGGCAGAAGTTGACCACGGCCTGGCGGGTGGCCGAGTACGGGATCGTCATGACCACAGGCTTGGCCAACGTGCGATCAGGGGACAACTGCAGCCACCGGGTTGCGTGCTCGTCGCCGGCCGCAGCATCAGCCCGCACCAGGTCGAGCACCCGCTGGAGCACGACGGCATAGATGTCCCGGGGAGCCTCGCTTGGCGTGAGATTCACAAGGGCTGCCATCTCCTCGGATCTCAGGAGTGCCGAGTAATGCTGGATCCCAGAGCACGTGCAGTCGAGGACGACAGGGTGGTGGCACACCCAGCCGTAGCCGTGTTGGCTGAACTGTTGGTACGCCCGGCAAAACGCAAGGAACTGCCAAGGGTCCTTGGCCCCAGCCCAGAAATCTTGGTTGCACCAAGGCTCCCGGCCAGCGGCTTCGATCTCCAGCTGGTGCTCATGCACCCAGGCCACACGGCCAGCCCAGGTCAGCTTGTTGTGCCCGTACGTGTTGGCACCGTGGATACGGAGCCAATCAGCTTCGGCCTCGGTGTTGATCGGTGTGCCGTTGGCAAACGACAGGAGCGACCGACCGATGTCGTTGGCCTGGGGCTGCAGGTACGGGGGCCGGTAGTAGTACCTGCCCCTGAAGTCACACTGC